TTGGCTAACTTGTTTTCAAAAACCTCTATTTCCCTTGCATTTTCGGTAGCATTTTGTTTCAGCAGCTCTAACTGCTCATTAAGGAGCAGCTGCTCTTTGCGGTTATGTTCCATAGCATTCGTCAAATGCTCTTTTCGCGCCGTGAGAGTTTCCACATTTTGCTCATTTTTACCATAGGCTGCCGTAACCTTGCTCAGCTCAGCTTGACTGGCTTTAAGCTTGCGGTTAATCTCTCCCAAACTCTGCTTAAACTCTCTGGCCCCATCAAGCGTTAACTTTGCCCCTGCGTTAATAATCGTCTTTTTTGCCGACGCCATAACTCCCCCTGCTCTTACCAATAGCCTTCCGGCAGCTGATCGAATGTTAATATTTTGCGTTCTTCTTTTTTCGCTTCCGCCGCCGGCTTACTCTTGCGTTTTGACCCGTTAGCTATCAACCACTGCTGAAAGTTGCCGTAATAAAAATAAAAGGTGCTGTCCATGAACTGCTCATACGTCCAGTTAAGCCTCGTATTTGCAAAATGGATATGGTGAAACCAATTAAACTCTACTTCCTCCGCTTTTTTTTTGCAGCGTCGGCCGACTCCTCCTCTATCGCACTTTCTACTTGTTGAGTACGGTTAAAAAGTTCTGAGATTTTTGTCATAATCTCACCGATAAGTTCTGTATCGTGTTCCATGTCATCGCCAAACATATCTCGCTCAACGTTTACGCCCCCGCTTTTGAGTATCACATAGAGAACGTCAAAAATCTCATCAAGGTCAAACATACCGCCTGCCAACTTTTCAAACAGGTCAAAGTATTTGATTTGCCATATCTCGCAAAGTTCTTTTATTGCTTTGTTCGGCATACGCGCCGGGTATTCCTTCCCGCAAATATCTATTAAAACAGGCTCTAGCCTTTTTAGTTCAAACTCCATAAGAGCCCTCCGCTTTGTCGCGTTCCGGAATCTGTTCTTCTCTGTAAACAGGACTGCCAAAGAACGCTTCTTTTTCCAAAGGAATATAACCTTCTTCCTTGTCGCCGTTTGTACTGTAGCGCACGCGCCAAAGGTTGTTATACGGGATGACCCTTACAGCAAAATTGCGTTGCGGCTCCGGGATATCCGCCGTACTCGTTTGGTGATTTTCTTCAGTAGGCGTAAGTTTGCACACAGGGTGCCAATAGTACACAAAACTTCCGTCGCTGTTTTCACCCCAATAGCCAAAAGCAAACTCACGCTCAATGTCCCTTGTGCGGTTGAAGGTAAAGCCTGCATCTTTCGTGGCCCCCTCTATCCTGTCAAGCAAGGAAGCAGGAAGCGCAACGGCGTCGAGCGCTATATTTGCCCCGGCTGTACGATTCAAATACTCAAAGAGAATACCGCTTGAATACACTTCCAATTCTGATACTATCCGAGTAATGCCGAGCGTTTTAACAGTGGGGACTTCCAAAACAATGTTCTCATAAAGTATATTTGTATGGGTACGCTCCTCGATAAGGCAAAAGTAAATTGATCCGACGGTTACTTCAAATTCCGGCTTTATATATTCGATTTCTCTTGTAGTTGCCACACTAACCTCCTAATTCTTTTCTCAACGTGTTAATTATTTCATTCCCGGCGTTATCGCCTTCAAGCTCCACAGCCTGCCGTATATGTGGATTCTGCACAGTTCTTCCCTGCGGATTTTTACGTGAATTTTTCCATGTAACCCTTCCGTTACGTACTATGCGTATCCCCGGCCTTGACCTGTAACCATATTCGTGGAACCTGCCGTAAAATCCCGTTGCTTGGTGCGTTGTGTGGATGGGAGGCCCCCAGCCTATCGCCTGCCCCTCCACTATGAAGTGGTCGAAAGTATGTCCTATAGATTCAACTAAATTACCGGTTCGCGTTCTCATAGTGCGCCTTACAATTGATTTTGCACGTTGCGCTATAGGCTCCGCCCCCGCTTCCAGCGTCCTGCGCTTTACGCCCTCATCTGTTACGCGTTCCGATATGCGTTGCAGCTCGTCGGCTAACTCTGCAAATCCATTTTCTAAATCAGCCATTTAATTACCTTGATTATCCGGGGGCAGCTGAAAGCGCGCAGATTTATTAAGCAAGAATTTTTCCAGCTGGGTCAGTGTATCTTCAGCCTTAATTTTCTTCGTATAAATGCCGAAGCTGATATTATTCACGCCAACGCTGTAAAGCGTAATTTTATTTTCTTCCTTATCCCCGTTCGCTATAATCGGCGCTACGTTAAAATAGCAGGGATAATCAATATTCATGAAATGTAACTGCTGATTATCTTGACTTTTTATAACCTTATTCACGGAATACCTCCATATCTCGCACAATGGCAGCGTCAAATTGAGTATGCAAAATTTCGTCATCCTCATACCATATTGTGGCGGTAGTAAAATTTATTTTTTTTGCTAAGAGTGCTGTTTTCAGCTTATCAAGCGTCGGGTCAAAAGCCTGTTTCGTAAAATGGTCTATACCGATACTGATAATCTCACGCCAAGCGTTACCGCTTGCATGGCTGTACTTTGTGCCGAGCTCACGGAAAACGATATAAGGATACTCCGTCAGCTGAGCCTTGTAGTGGGCTACAGGTGTACCTGCTTCTTTTAAAATCTCCCTAAGTTCCTGCAATGTCATATTTTCGCGTCACCCTCTCAAGCGTAATCTCCGTAACAGCCACGCCCTTTTTCACCGTGGAAAAGGTGCGCCCAACGTCATAAGGTGTACTCCCGATGACGACAACATGCTTGTTGCAAATACTTTTGTCTTGATGAATCTGTACTCGCTTTTCTACGGCTGTTTCAGTCTGTTTGGCGACATAATACTCATCGGCTCTAAAACTGATTTCGCCAAAAAAAGCGATACCTACAGGCTCCAACGGCGTAACATCCATGACACCGCTATTCTCGTCGGTGACAACTTTCTGATAGATACTTAATAGGCCATCGTTAAACATCACCACCTCCCGCCGCCAAACGTAACGGCGTTTTCAAGCTCTCGTAAACCTGTAAATGCTTATCGCTTACATTTGCAAAGCCAAAATTAGCCTTGCAAAAGAGCGTAACTGCATGTAAAAACAGCGGGTCGTTATCCTCAAAACAGATAACTCCCGCCATTTTCAAATCCGCCTTGCAAGCAGCTATAAGTGCCTTTATCTCACCGTCAAAAATATCATCGGTAAGGCGCAAGGCAAGCTTTATTTTCTCAAGCATACTACTTCCCCTTGTTGATAAGAAGTATGCCGTGCGGGTCTATAACCTTGCCGTCCGCTATCAAAATAGCTTTATTTACGTACTCGTTATTATCGTTGTCATACCATCTGACCACCCGCATTTGCATATTGGTATTTACTGCATAGTCGTTCAGACGCATAAAGATGGCAACAGTGTCTCCTTCAGCGGCATCATCATAAGCGGGCATTATTTCGTCTTCCACGATCTCGATACGGCGCCCGCCGAAACGATAAGTTTCGCCACCGTCAATGCCGTAATTAACCCGCCCTATCGGCTGGCCTGTGGTATCGGTCATACCATGAATATTGGCATCAAAAGTACCCTGCGCCATAATGAAAGCACCGTTGCGGTAAGATTTTTTCATCTTGGCAAAAACCTTCTTGTTCCAATCCCCCCACGACGCCATTTCAGCAGGCGTAAGAGTTATCTTGTTGTCGGCAGGTATGCGGGTTTCATTTAAAATTCCCAACATCTGCCCGCTCCCGCTTCCCCTGATAATGCCTATTTCCATGGCTTTTACCATCGCTTCCGCCGCAAGGGGAACAAATAACCGCTGAAATTCCGCAATAGTGACAACACTTACGAGAAGCGTCTGAGATATACGGCACTCCAAACCATAGTAATTAAAAGTTACAGATTTTTTGGCTTGCAGTTTTTGCCTGTCACTCGTTTCTTTTTCACCTATCCAAGTGGCTATAGGCATAAGCGTTAAAATTGGGAAAGCCACGCCGCCCTGAATATTCAAGCGGCGTACCCCGCTATAAATATTCCCGTAAGTTTTTGCCTCCCTTAAAATCTCGTTCATTATCGTAGTGGGAATAACTGCTCCGGCATCGCCCGTAGTCGTTACCGCATCCGCCCTAAGTTCCAACGCTGTAGGGTTAAATTCCGCCGGTACGGGCACACCCCGGCAAACAAACTCCATAAATGCTCTTTGATATTGCGGCGTGTCAAAGCGGTCTGCTTCCGCATCGGCGCCCTGCGAGTTCATGCGGCCTATTACATTGCCCTCGGTATCGCCTACTGCGATGTTGGCAAGCATGGCTCGCCTTTGTTCTGCGGCGGCCACAATCCCCGCCCTTTCCCCTGTAAGTGCGGTTACTTCTGTTTCAAAGGCCGTAACCTCATCAGGGGTCATACTTTCGCCTCTGGTTTCAAGCTCCGTCCTAATTTCCAATAAACGAGCCTCAATCTCCTGCAACCTCATAAAATCATACCTCCAAATTAATTTTTAATTTTAGCAGCCTTGCTTTAAGCTCCTGCTGCTTCCGTTGCTCCGCTTCAAATATTTTTTCAACGTGGCTGCGAGCCGATATTTCCGTATCATCGTTTGCGGGTATGCTAACGGCGGAAACGTCATACACACGTTTTATTTGCAGTATCCGGCGTAAATATGTGTGTTCGTACGGCTCCTCATATTCCTGCTTAGCGATAGTAAAAGCCCAAGACATACGGTCTACAAGCCCCTCAGCTATATCGTTGTAAAGCTCCTTAGCAGCTGCGCTCTTAGACAAATCCGCAAACATAAAAAGCCCGTTCTCGTCCGCCTCAACGCCCAATGTCCCATTCCTTTGGCGCGCCAAAACCCGCCCGGTGTGGTCGTACTGCATGATAACATCCGACATTTCCGCACCTTTAAAGGCATCCGGCGCTATTTCCTCGTAATATCGGAATACTTTGCCGTCATCATAGCTGTATTCCCACAGTAGATACCGGGTAAAGGTCGCAGCATACCCCTCTACGTAAAAATTACTGTCAAGCCGCTTTGCAGTATCTGCGCCGGGCGGCGCAAAAGAAACAAACCTCTTTTCTCTATTTATCTTCGTTCCCATCACCCCCTTCGCCCTCATCGGGCTCAAGCTCCAAGCCCAATTCCTCTTTTATTGCCAAATCTCGTAAACCCATTTTGTCTGCTTGTACATATTCCCGGCGGACAACTCGAATATCGCCGCCCTCTACCGGTGGATAGCCCCAAACTTCCCGTGCTTCGTTCGGCGTAACCACTCCGCGATCCACCAAAGTAGTGGAAAACTCCATTTTTGACTTATCGCTCATATGTTGCAAGCGGTTAGAAGTAAGCGTAATTTTGTTACCGTGAGCCATTTCCCTTTTGCTGTATGTCATATTGGTGAGCGCGAGGGACAGTTGCAAGGCAAAAGGCTCTATTTTCCCGCTATAAAAAGCCGCCCACTCTTCCCCCGTAAAATTATTTTGCAGAATTTTTTCGTTGACTCCAAAATAACTAAATACGTTGTCGTTTATCAGCTTCATTTGCGCGGCGTTTACTGTGTACGGCTTGCTGTCAATTTGTACAAAATCCGTAAATGTAGCATCATGAACAATCAGCCCGCTTTGATTCTTGTTGGTAAAATTTCGCTCCGCGAAGCGATCCCGTTCTTCTTCTACTTTTTCAGGAGCTATTTTGTTGGCAATCTTAGCAAGAAAACGGGCTGCAGCAGAATTTTTAACGGCGTTTATAATGCCCTCGTTTTGTGTATGAATGAGCTGTAACGTATGCTTAATGGCAGCGTTATCGCTTCCAAAGAAGTCGTTATCCATCTGAAACTGTGTTAAGTGTGCCACTTTGCCGTACTCAACGGCCGCCCGCTCTCCGCTTGCGAACGTGAAACGGATATACGCCGTCCCGCCCACGTCTAATATTTCCGCATTGCTCGGCAATACCGGGTAATACCCGGTTATATCCCCGCCGTCATCCGTAATGGGCACAATGAAAGCGTTGTTTTTCACGGAAAAAATAGTGGCAACCCTGTACAAAAATTTCGCTGTGTCCATGTAGGGATTAGGCCGAAATTGCAAAACATTTTTCAGGCTCTCATACGCCGTGCCGTGTATCTCCGGCTTCAGCTTGCTGCAAGCATTGGCGAAGGCATGTATAGCCGAACGAACTAATTCCATTTCGTATACTCCGCCGTCAAAATTTGTAAATACAGG